TCTTCCGATCTCTAAAACACAACAAAATAGAATTTACCCAGCGAGCAGACAAGCAGATGAATTTTTAAGACGACAATATAAATTAGGGAAAACTGATGCCGAAATTGCTAAAATGTGTAAGGATAAAGGTTTACCATATTCTCAAAGTGATATAAAGAACTTTAGAGATAGAGGTTGATTGTCTGGTCAGCTAAAATATTCAAAAGCAGAAATTAAAAGAATTAAAGAAGAAAATAAGAGATTAGGTTTATAATGGCTGGATTTTTCGATTATTTAACAATTTCATTACCGAATATGTTGGATAACCCATATATAGTTCAACAAGTAGAATTAGGTGGTAATTTATACTTTTTTGAATATACATGGAATATTCGCCATGAAAAAGTTTATTTATCTATTTTTACAAAAAGAGATAATGAAGATTATTATTTTGTAAGAAATAAATGTTTAATAAATGGTAATGAGATTTCTAAATATATTTATGATACAGAATGGAGCGGAAAATTATTATTTGCTCAAATTGAAAATTTAGACGAAGCGGATTATCGAGTTGATAATTTTCATACTGATTTTTGTATCAACTACTTTGCCGATGAGGAATAATAATGCAACAGTTATATACTAAAATTAAATTAGAAATAGTTGGGGCTGATGTTATTATTGAAAATGCTGATATTTCAGTAGATTTAAAAAAATCAGATGACGGAACTCCAAATTATTGCACCGTTACTATTTATAATTTATCTGAAAATACATATACTTTATTAAATAGCAAAACAACACACATGAGAGTATATACCGATACTAACGATAAAGGTTATGTATTATTATTTCAAGGCGATTTAAGAGATATAAAAAAATGGAAAAAATTTAAAGCCACCGCTTCAAAAAGAAAAAGAAAATCTAAAAAGCCTGTTAAAATTCAATATGAATCTCCGCCAATTACCAGAGAAACAGATGGAAATGATGTTGCAACTATCATAGAATTACAAGATAGTATTAAATCAACATTTATAAATAATTTTTATTCTCAATCTTATAAAGATGTAGTTACTAATAAAAAAGTTTTAAATGATATAATTTATTATATTAAAAGACAGACGACTATTGGTATTGGTAATATAGCAGAATTAACCGAAAAAACATTTCCAAAAGGTTATATCGCTCATGGCACTTTAGGTAATGTGTTAAAGCAAATATGCAGAACGGGTAATTGTACTTGTTCTATTGAAAATAATATAGTTAATATTTTTGCTAATAATGCAGAATCAGATGTTTATGGATATTATCTTCATGGTGGCATATGCCCTCGACCAGATTTTAATGCGAATAAAGAAGTATCTATCGAATGTCCTTTTTTGCCGAGTGTTAATATTGGAAATTTTGTTAAATTAGATTTTCAAGATATAGACGGTATATATCCGATTAAAAAAATAGAATCTAAAATAGATAATTTCGGTAAAGAGTATGAAACTAAATTAGTATTAAAGGTTGATTAGTAATGCCGAGAAGTTATGAAGAAAAATACGAAAAAGATACAAGTCTTGGTGCAATGCTGGCAAATCGCTTTAATGACCTTAAAGGTGAATTAAAAGTACAATTACCAGCAAGGGTAAAATCGGTTGATTATCAAAATAATCAAGTTGATTTACAAATTTTAGACTATGACCACGATGAGGCTGGTAATTTAGTGCCTTATCCTGTAATACCTAATGTTCCTATTCGTCAGCCCGTATATAGCGGTAGTGCATATATGATATTACCCGTTAGAGAGGGCGATATTGGTACAATAGAATTTTTTGATAGTTCTGTTGATGATATTATGGCTACGGGAAATTTTGATTATGATTATTCAGAAGAATGGCATAGTTTAAATTATGGTTTATTTACTAACGGTTTTTTACCATTTAATAAAGTAATTCCTGTTAATCCCCAAGCCAAAATTATATTAGCAACTTCTGATAATGTATTTTCATTTACAGTAGGTTCGGATAATAATCTTATAGTTAATACTCCAACAATGACATTAAACGGAAATTTAGTAGTAAATGGTAATATAACACAAACAGGAGATTTAACATCTTCTGGTACGATTACGGGTTCTACTGATGTAGTAGGCGGTGGTAAATCACTTAAAGACCACAAACACACATCCGCTAATGCAGGAAGTCCGACATCTGCTCCAATTTAGTTTACATTTTTTTTAAAATTTTTTATAACAAATGTAGGAAGGGTTAATGAAAGATTTAAAATTAGATTTCGTAAGAAAAAAAATGTTAAACACCACAGTTGATGGTCAAGAAAGAGTATATCAACAAATTGTAGTTGGTGTTAGAAGTTTTTTAGGCGATTTCTTTCTTAACGACAATTATGGTGTTAATTATAAGAATAGTTGGACTAACGAAACTTTAATGAAATTATTTATTAAAGAACAGATAGAAGCCATAAATGGTGTTATTGCCGTTACTGATATACAAATAAGCAAAACTAAAGACTCTCAAGAGCGACATGTTTTTGTAATTAACGCAAATGTCAAAACCGAATATGGTGAAAGAGAGAATATAATTGAAGTTTTACAAGGATAATATATAATGATTGAATATAGCGATAATGGTTTAATAATTCAACCTCTAACAGAAATTTTAGCAGAAAGAGAAAATGTCTGCAAAGATTTATTTGGAGATGATTTTATTATTTCTGGCGAATCTTCCGTTGCCAATCTTCAAGCGGTAGATGCTGATAGAGAGTATGAAATACAAGAGTTATTATTATTTTTAGCAAATCAATTAGACCCAGACCAAGCAGAGGGTTTATGGTTAGATTATATTTGTGCTTTAAATAATATATCTCGTTATACTGCAACAAAATCAACTATTCCATTAACTATTCATGGTACGGCTGGTACAACAAAAAATGCTGGTGAAATTACCATAGTTGATGATAGTACAGATGAATACTACATAAATACCTCTGCATTTGTTATTGGTGATGAGGGTACAGTTAATATTACTGCTCAAGCAACAAGTTATGGTGCAATTACGGCATTATCGACTTCAACATTTTCATTAAAAACACCGAGTATTGGTATTGATTCTATTACATACAATACCGAAGGAACTGCAACAGTAGGTCGTGATACAGAAACAGATGATGAATTAAGAGCAAGGAGAGAAGAAGCCGTTTCTTTTACTGCAAGTTCAATTTTATCATCAATAAAAGCAACAGTATCGCAGATTTCAAATGTTAGTTATATCAATGCTTATGAAAATGATACGATGAATACAGTTGATACATTACCGCCTAAATCCTTTGAAATTGTTGTAGAAGGCGGAGATGAAGATGAAATTGCAAAAGCAATATTCCAAAAAAAGCCAAGCGGTATTCAAGCATATGGAACAACTACAAAGACAATCATTGACGATGATGGAAATGAATTTACAATAGGTTTTACAAGACCAACAAAAATTCCTATTGATTATAAAATAGAATTTATCTCTGATACTGTTCAGACTGACGAATGGAAAAATGATGTTAAAGCCGAATTGATAAAAGCATTTAATGATTTATATAATGTAGGCGATTCAGTTTATGCTTATAACTTATATTATGTTTTAAATGCTCATCCAGAAATTAAAAATGTTACATTCGCAAAAGTTAAAAAACAAGGTTCGGAAGATGAATATGATGATGCGGTAGCGATTGGAAAAAGACAGTTGGCAACATTAAGTGCCGAACATATAACTATAACACAAGCAAGTTCTTAAAGGTAAATATAATGATTCAAATAGACAATCATAAAGAACTTGCCGTAGCACATTTAATTCCTTATTTACTTGAATTTCCAGAGGTTTATAAATTAGCCGAACAATCTGGAGATAGATACCAAGCCATCGAAAATATTGCATGGCAGTTATTATATAATTTAGACTATACAACTGCAAATGGAGTTTGGTTAGATTATATCGGAAGGAAAGTAGGTCAAAACAGGGTTTATACACCCGTACCACAAAATGCTTTTACTTTTGGCGGAACAAGAGATGAAGGTTTTGGTGCTGGTAAATTTAAAGGTACGGCAAGTTCTCGAAGTACAAAGTTAGCACGAAGCGATAGTAGTTTTAGAAATGCTATTAAGGCTAAAATAATTCAAAATAATACCGATACTTCAATAGATGAACTTATAGAAGCATGCAAATTATTATTTAATGCAAAATTTGTTCGTTTACAAGAAGGTTATCCAGCAAATATAAATTATATTAGACTTTATGGAAGTGCATTACTTGAAACATTAGATGCCCATGCTTTAATTAAAAATGCTTTACCAGCAGGGGTAAGTTTAGGTCAAGTTACCTTTCACCAATTTTTTAATTTATTTAAAAATAATGCTTTTATTACTTATAATCAAATAATTCCCGAAAGTGATAATTTTGAAATAAGTTTTAATATAATGCCAGATATAGTTACGACAAATACATCGTTTCCTATATTTTCACAAAATACAACATTTGCCTCTGAATTTGTATCAGTCCAATGTTATTATGATAGCAATGAAGGTATTGTATTTAAAACTTCGCCAAACTTATATAATGATAATAGTATAGGACTAACCTATTACATGGATGGTCAAGGTAATAGATATGCCGATGCGGATGCCGATGTAATATTGTCTGGTGGTAATTTAACACTAAATGAGAATACTGCCGTTACTATTAAAAGAAACGGAAATACATGGAGATCGGAAGAGCGTCGTGTAGGGAAAGAG